CACTTACATGCATTAGCTGACCGTACTTATACAGGTCACGCAGGCATTGATCATCTTAAAAATATTTTAGAATCTGTAACAGAACGTGATGCACAAGTTGTTATCAAAGTTATAAATAAAGACTTACGTTGCGGTGTACAAGCAGCTACAGTAAATAAAGTATGGAAAGGATTAATTCCAGAGTTTCCATATCAACGTTGCTCATTACCTAAACATGTTAAACTTGATACTTGGCCATGGTCTAAAGGTGTGTATTCACAGTTAAAAGCAGATGGCATGTATATTAATGCTAACTTCTATGAAGACTTGTCTATTGAGTTATTAAGCAGAAGTGGTAATCCAATGCCATTAGAACCGTTTAAAAACATCATCGATTACATGCAACGTAAAATGCAGTGTGATACACAAACGCATGGCGAACTTGTTGTAAAGCGTGATGGTGTTATTTTGCCACGTGAAATAGGCAATGGTATCTTAAACAGTATAGCAGATGGAGGTTCGTTTGCTGAAAATGAAGAACCTTTATTTTTAATATGGGATCAAATTCCATTATCAACTGCTGTACCAAAAGGTAAAGGCACTGTAGAATATGCTGATAGATACCATCCATTAAAAAATCAAGTTGCATCGCAAGCAGTAACTGATTATCAACATGTACAAATGATTGAAACAAAATTAGTGTTTTCATGGGAAGAAGCATTTAAACATTATCTTGAGTTAGTAGAACAAGGACTTGAAGGTACTATTATTAAACGTCCAGATGCTAAATGGCGTGACGGTACAAGCAAAGATCAAGTTAAACTTAAACTTGAAGTAGATGTTGATTTAGAAATTGTAGCATTTACAGAAGGTAATGGTAAGAATGCTGCATTGTTTGGATCTATTACATGTCAATCATCAGATAGTAAGTTAGTAGTTAACGTATCAGGATTTACAGATGATTTACGTAAAGACATCTTTAATCGCAAGGATGAATTATATGGAACAATTGTAACAGTTAGATCCAACAACATTATGCCGCCAACATCAAGCAATCAATATTACAGTTTGTTTTTACCAAGATTTGTAGAATTCCGTAAAGACAAAACAGAAGCTGATTCATTAGAAAGAGTTCAGGATCAGTTTGATAGTGCAATGGGAAAGACTAAATGACCACACAGTCATACGACGCAGTAACAGGAAACCAGTGTCCGCGTTGCGGCGCTGGGATGTTAATTATAACATCTAGGGATATGTTTATATGCGTGGATTGCCACGTAGAGTTTATAAAAGAACCATACGTCCGACCTAAACCGGTCGGATGTGTTACACCAACCCTAACTAAAGACATTAAAAATGAATGAAGAAGAATTGACAAGTATGCAAAGAGAATTTAAAATGTTAGAAGAATGCGCGTTAATATACTCAGCAATGGAGCCGGAAGATGATGATTGATATTATAATCCTGTTTGCAGCAATGTTGACATTTTTTATATACTTTGCTCCAACACTAATAGCAAGCGAACGTGGACATAATAACTTTATACCAATTTTTATTTTTAACTTCTTAGCCGGCTGGTCTGTAGTAGTATGGATTATTTGCTTAGGCTGGGCATTTTCAGACAACACTAGAAACCACTAATAAAAGGAAAACAATGACAAACGTATTTACTGATCAAAAAACATTTATGATTGCCGGTGATCAAACAGTTGACAATTACAACGAATCACAATATAATATGTACTTAGACTTAATCAAAGAAGAAGTACAAGAACTACAGGACGCAGTTGATCAAGATGATAAAGTTGAACAACTTGATGCATTGATTGATATTTTAGTTGTAGTTGTGGGCGCGTTACATTCATTAGGTGCAGATGCCGAAGGTGCATGGAATGAAGTAATTAGATCAAATATGTCTAAAGTAGATCCGGCTACTGGTAAAGTTATTAAAAGGGAAGATGGTAAGGTTCTAAAACCAGCTACATATTCCGCTCCTGAACTAACACCATTTTTAACAAGAGGATAAACAAATGAGAAGTAACTATTGGTCATGCGGTAATTTTGCGGATTGGATCCGTGGTACAAAATATCCAGAATATGAGTCTAGTGAAGGGTGGAACTCTATTCAAAAACTTGCAAAGGCTACCCACCCACTTCGCTTTTGGATTGCAGAAGAACTACTTGATAAGATTCAAGATGTATACATGTTTCCATCAGATACTTTTTACAATATTAAGTATTATATTGAAAACAGATGGGTTAGTCGTACACACGGGTTAACTGCACATCCTAAAGACATTAAACCAGGTAACTGGTGTGATGTTGGTTATAGATTTTTACCTTGTATGTTTAATGAACTAGTTGACTTTGTTGAAGTTGAACTTGCTTGGAGTTTTATTCGTTGGGATGATAAAGCACAATACGAAAAGTACAATGTTCCAAACTTTCATTGGAGATCATGGCGTAGTAAACAAGCCGGTTTAGATTACTTAGATTGGGCATCAGAGTTAGTTTACGAAAATAAAGACAAAACACATTACGATCTATCTCCGCAAGCACTTGCTGCAATTGAAATAAAAAAATTGTACTTATGGTGGACTGAAGAATATCCTAAACGTAAAGATCCAATAGACGAATCAGGTCTTGGTGATTTTTACAATTACGAAGAAGAAAAGTATGGTACCATGTTTAACAATAACCGTACTAAAGAGGAAGAAGAAACATCATTAAAATTATTACTGCTTAGTAATGCTATCGAAGTAGCACAAGAACAAGAAGACGAAGATATGATGATTAGACTCATTAAAGTTAGACATCACATGTGGACATAGGAATAATATGGCACTTAAGAAAAAAACAAAAGTAACCTCTGTTACAATACGTGAAAATGCTAAAAAGGATAGCAGTCCTGTTTGGGACAACTGGGAAGATTGGACGCCTACTGAATATAGAAAAAAATGGCATAACGCTATGCAATACTATAACCTGCAGTTTAGCGTAAAAGATTTAAAACCTGCAGTTGTTAAATGGATGACACTAAATGGCTGTAACACAGAATATATTAACACTTATAAAGCTACTAAAGATTGGCGCACAAGTACTACTATGGGTTCTATTGCTTCTTGTCTTATCAGAGGTATGCCAGCTGTTCATGACACTTTTAATAACGGAAGAGATGCGTCTGCTTGGTTAAGAGATGCCATTGCTGCTACAGTTGAAGCAGGTGAAGTAGACATTGAGCCAGAAGAAGAAGGTGAAGTTAAAAAGCCAGCTGCAGTTATTAATATACAAGCTCGCGTAAAAGAAGCTGCAATTGGTATGACAGAAGTTATTGAAGATGCTGTAGACCAATGGATAACTAACGCAGCTACGTTTGATCCTAAAGCTATTAAAGTAATAAATGCGCTTAAAGCTAAGGAAGCAAAAGCAGCGCATGCACGTATTATTAAAGACATGTACTCGCGTAATTTGTTGGAATTAGAAGAGCTTGCTGCTGGCAAACCTGATGATGAAGAAAAGCACGATGCATATGAACAGTTACAAGAAGCATATAAACACAGAAGTAAAAGAGAAATTAAAAATTTAATTGCATTTTATAAAGAAGTTGAATCTGCGTGTACTATGTTAATTGAAGAAAGTAAAGTTAACAAAGCACCGCGTACTAAGAAAGCAGTACCTAAAGATAAGCTAGTTGAAAAATTAAAATACTTAAAAATATTTGAACCATTAAAACTTGTTTCTATTAATCCTACTGAGATAGTAGGAGCTAAGACACTATGGGTTTACAATACTAAAACTAGACGAATTGGTAAATTTGTAGCAGATGAGATGACAGGGCCATTAACCGTTAAAGGTTCTGCAATTTTAGGTTATGATGAGCATATGAGTATTCAAAAGACTATTCGCAAGCCAGAGGAAAAACTTAAAGAGTTTAAAGCTGCTAATAAGATTATGCTACGAACGTTTATAGAAGACATTAATTCGACCGATACTAAAATGTCCGGTCGAATTAATGAAGATACTATTTTGTTAAAAATAGGTTAAGAAATTTGCAAACTAAACGATCCCGACAGCGTCCCGGTATATCCTCTTACGCTAATTGCAACTTCAGCTCCTACTGTAAAAGCTAGTGATATTGACTCGCCAATGTTTTGATTTTGTGCATTTCTTACTTGATCGAGATCATATTCAGTACCATTAACTGCTAATACTACGTCAAACGGCACAACAGATGTTCCCATTACGGTAAACGTGTATGTTCTAGTATGCGTAGCTGTATAAAAATAAGACCATGGTGAACTAGGAGTTATTGATCCGGAAACAAGTATTCCAGTAAATGGAACCACCGGTGCTGACACTGTTAATACTTGTGTACCACTAGTATAATTAACAATTCCTATAAAATATGCTGATGCAAGATATGTATGGTCAGATCTGGCTGTATATGATGCAGTATTAAGTGTCCAAGATATAGTTTGTGGATTTGATGTAATTAAAGTCGACACCTCGGTACTCCAAGTACCAGCAGAAGTAGCAACTATAGCTATTGAACCGGTTAGTCCTACCCCGCCACTTAACGATCCGCTAAACGTTGATGAGCCTCCATTAGCAACAGGGTTTGGACTCCATGCAAATGTACCAATTGTTGGAGTAGTAGTAGCCTTAGTAGTAGTTGCCGGTGTAGCAGCTCCTATTGAATTATACGGAGTAACATATATTGAGTAAGAAGTACTATGGGTTAATCCAGTAAAGGTATAATTTCTAGTACTTGCAGCTAATGCATTAGCGCCTGTAGTAACATTAGTCGATGAAGTAGCACCTACTTCCCATGCAGTTTCAACCCCACCGGTAAACGTTGCTGACCATGATATTGAAATTGACACTGCAGTTGATGTTACTGATGATATCGTAGGCGTACTTGGTGCAACATTTACAGTAGTTGCCGACCATGATCCTGAAGAAAATGTTCCTATAGTAAACGTCATAGTTGTAGTTGTAAGGGGCGAATAACTAGTCGGAAGCCGTAATACTACAAGCAAGTTTCCGGATGGATCGGTTGAAACATCGCTTCTTGATTGATTGGTAGCATACTTTAATGTGCTAGCATTAGTACCAGCACCAATTGTACCATTAGATGCTGAAATTGTTAAACTATTATAATTTGGTTCTAAACCATAAACTGTAAACGTTCCCGAATCTGCCATAACACCACCTATTGGTTGACCAGTTGCATTAGCCGGAATAGTTAGAGTTGGCGTTAAATCTGGCTGTTTATTAGTAATACTAAATGCAGTAGAATTTGTTACAGTACCTACAGTTAGTGATAATGTGTTAACCCCACCCCATGTACTTGATGTGATACCTAAGAATGCTATAGCAAAAGTACCAATTGAACTTGCAGTAACTGTTGTTCCGCCTGATAAGATAATAACGCCATCGCTGTCACCTACCGCACTAACTAGTGTATTAGTAAATCCAGATACTGACCACGATATAGAAACTGTCGCGTATGGAGACAATCCTGTTATTGTTGTACCTGCACTACTAACTGTAGTTGGATTAGGTGAATTACTGTATCCAGGGGATAATGTAAGAGCAAACGAATCTGGAGTAGTGTCAGCTAATGTTGCTGGACTTACAGTTGATGATGTAGTTCCTGTTGCATCATTATTAAACGCAGCTAATCCAAATGTATATGTAGTATATGTAGATAACCCGGTTGCAGTAATTGTTCCTGCTCCACCACTTATTGTTGTAGTATTTCCAGATATAAAACTTCCAATAATCGCAACTCCGTCTATTGGTCCTGCTGTACTAGCACTAATTGTAAATGGAATAGAAAGCGAATTTAATCCAGGAGTAATTGTTCCAATTACTGGTATTACGTTTGGTGCTGATTTTGCTACAGTTATAGTATTAGATGTTATAGTATGACCAGTGCCGGCAAATAATGCAGAAAAATACCAAGTCCCCCAGTTTGCCGTTGAAACATTAATTGTAGTTGACCATGTTCCACCTGTACTAGTTGATGACAATGTCTGTGTTGGCCACGAAACACTAGCATTATAATTGCTCATAGTTCCAGTTCCGCCATTTGAACTTACTGACCAGTTAGTTGACGGGTAACCGTTTCCTATAGAAACTGTTATTTGTCTACCGCTAATACTCATTGAAACTGTTTCAACTGGTTTAACTGTTAATATACCCGATGTTCTTGTGTGTCCGGTATAATTAAATGTTAATGAATATGAAGCCGTACCCCAATTTACAGTATTAGTAGTTACTGAATAATTTCCACTACTATCTAATGATGCTGTTCCAAGCGTTCCGGATATAATGTTGCCACTTAACGCAGTTCTATATATTGAAAAACTATCAGATCCAAATCCGCCCGATGCAGAAAGCGTTGCAGATGTTCCTTGATCTACTGACGATGATACACTTACTTGTTCATTTGCAGTAGTTGTAACTGAAAACGATGCACTTCCAGTACCTACATTTACAGTAACAGATGCTGATGACTTATAACTTGAACTTGATGTTACCGTAGCATTAACAACTAGATGTCCAATACTGTTGGTAGTGATAGAGGTTGCAGTTGAAAATGGTCCAACATTAGCACTGCTAGTACCTGCATATACTGTCCCGCCCGATGCACTAACGGTTACAGGCCAACTAGGCTCTAATCCGGTTACTGTTACACTTCCTGACGAATATGGTGTGTTAACTTCTACATTAGATTGTCCATTAAATGAAAATGCAGCAGGTGTATAATCTGGATCTAATGAAGTATCTCCAACTGTCATACTAATATTTCCATTTGAAAAATCGCCAGTTGGTGATCCAGTTATGCTAAATGTTATTGTTTCTGGACCTTCAGTTAAATGATCCGCAGACATAGTAAACGATAGCGTTGCAACACTATTATACACTATAAACGATCCTGAAGTTGCCGGTGTCATTGATGTCCCTCCGCCATTAGTGCTAGTATAAGACATTGATGAAAAATCAGCTGCCGATACTCCTGATATACTCCAATTATATGTAGAGTTGTTACTAACATTACTTGTAGAAATTCCAAACGATGCAGAACTTCCTTCGTCTACTGATGCTGCACTTCTTGTATGTGTAAATAATGGCATTGGAGTTACATTTGCAGATGCTGTTGACGGTGAACTAGTGCCACCTAATGCATTTCTAGCAGATACTGAAAATGTTATATTACCACTAATACGTGTACTAACTGAATCACCTAACACTACTGATCCTATATTAGAAACAGTTTTTGATTGACCGCCTCCTGATACTATGTAAGTATATCCTAAATTAGTCCAACTAATAGTTGCAATACCTATTCCTCCAGTTGCACTTACTCCTGTAGGAGGATTTGGATCTCTAGTAGTTACTGAAAATGTTCTAGTTCCGTCTCCTATCGTAAAAGTACTTGTAACAGTAGTTGTTTCACTAGATGACGCATTCATTCGAGCTTTGAAAACAATGTTACCACTTCCATCCGGAATTACAGTTGCAGTTGTTACCCACCCTGTTGTTAATGCACTAGTACCGGTTTGAAATTGACCATTTGATGCCGATATTGCAATACCCGGTGTATTGTACCCTGGTTGGAACGTACCAATAGTAACTTGCGAAATTTCAACATTAGTTGCACCTGGCTCTTGATTTGTAACTGAACCAATAGACCCGGTTTGTGGATCTGGTCTAATATCTGCAAGTGTGGTCATGTCAGTGTCTATATATACTGATCCTGCTCTGTTATAAGTGTATATACGAATTGTATATTGTGTCCACCCAACTAATTGTGTAGTAGTATTTGATGTAGTCGTTGTAGATGATAATAATGCACTAGTATCTATTGGTGTAGACATATTAGTTTTTAGATATGTGAATACTCGATAGTTATCTGCTGTTCTAGTTGAAGTAGTTGCAGCTAATTGCCATTGTGATGAAATGTTGTTCATACCCGGAGTTAGTACAACATTAGTAACTGCAACTGGTAATTCTGGCCACGATCTTTCAGAAGTTGCTGTTGATAATACTGATTCGCCACTAACGTTAACTGCTGAAACTTGATACGAATGTAAACTATATACAGTTATACCAGTAGTGTCGTTTATTGGTGATGTTTTAGTGCCTAACGATACTCCGTTCCTGTACAATACATAAGAATCTGCACCAGTAGTTGATCCCCAAGTAACTGTTATAGCAGTTTGACTTGTTGCAGTTGCAGTAGGAGCTGCAGGTTGCGCAGTTTTAGTAGTAAATGATGTTGTTGTTTCAGCCGTACCTGCTTCGTTGATAGTCTGAACTTTTACAGTATATAACGTAGCAGGATTAAATGACGCTGCTGGAGATGACGTAGAAGATGGATCAAGTGATCGGAACAGATTTGAAATTAACCCACTATTATAAACTTCAGTAAACGGCGACACGGCTAACGTTGCAATTACTCTATAATTAATAACAACTGGACTAGTCGATGCTGACCAAGTAACTCTAACCGATGACGAAGTGATAATGGTACATGTAGCTGTTGACACTGCAATTGGGAAATCTGGTAACGATCTTGTTGGAGCAGCTGCAGCAGACATTGGACCTACCCCGCCGGTACTTCTTCCTTTAACTTTATATGTGTGCAATGAATAAGTTAACACATTATGGTCATACGGTATTTGAACGCCGGTTACAATTAACGTATCTGTTCCAGAAATAACTTCATAAACATCATAAGAAGATGCGTATGTTGCAGATGCTGTAACTCTTAATATATTTTTACTAATAACATTAACTACTGGGGTAGTTGGAGTTAGTGGCACGTTTTCTAATGTTAATAAATCTGCAATTGTTTCTGCAGTTGGTAATGGGGTAATTGCAGTGTTTGACGCTAACAAGTGAACTTTAAATGATGTACCTGCAGTTAACTCTGTTAAATTAGCAAATAGCTGTAACGGAATGGTTGTAAAATTTTGTATTGGTCCATATACAATAGAATCAGTTGCTGCGTCTTTAACTGTAACAGTGTACTTATTACAAATACCATCTGATGCTCCCCATGACACTCTAGCAGTAGTTTGGTAAACTAGTGTAAATTGCGGATTTTTTGGTTTACCAATATTTGATTTACCAAATCCGTCCCAAAGTGAAATTAGTGCTTGATCGTTAGGCTTTTGAAACAAATTACGCACAGTAACTTGATTTAATGAAATAGGTGTATTTGGCGCAAAAAACAATTCAACATTAACTTGAGACATTGAAATCGAATTCTGAGCATTAGTAGATGGATTTCGTTCTAATGGTAGTGTCATTATTCTCTACCTTTTAACTCGTTAATTTCTACTTGTTGTGCTTTAATACATTCAATCAGTAACGGGATTAATTTTGCATAATCAACTGCTAGCATTCCATTTTCTCGTTCGTTAACTGCTTCTGGTAATACTGATTGCACTTCTTGTGCAATCACTCCAACATCGTATTTTTTAAATAACGCTTGGTCCTGCGTTGCATAAAAATCATCATTCCAGTTAAACGTATTGCCAGATAATGCATTTAACTTGTTAATTGGATCATTAATAGGAGTAATATTTTCTTTTAATCTTTTATCTGATAAACTATACGCAGTAACGTTACCAGTTGCTGAAAAATCCCCGCCAACAGTTACATTACCGGTTGTTGCAATAGCTAACGGAGTAGCAAACGTACTAGTTGCAGTAATAGCCGCTGCAGCAGTAGTCGATGTAAATGTAGGCGATACTGCATATGCAACGGTACCGGAACCATTAAATGTAACTGTTGCTGAATTACCGTTAGTTGTATTAAAAGTTAATGTTGAGTTTAATGTTAATATTTTTCCATCAACACCATCAAATGTAAGTGATTTTTCAAAAGTTAACGTTTTATTATCAATCGTGCCAGTTGACGTAAATGTAAGAGATTTTTCAACACTTAACGTTTTTCCAGTTGCAATTGTTAATGTTGTAGTTGCACTTGACCCTGCAGAAGGAGCAGTAATAACTACTCGATTTATAGTATCTGAATAACTAGGGTACCATTCATTACCGTTTATGCTGTCTACTACATACGTTAAATATATTGGTTTAAATACCTCAGCCGATACTGAAATTGAAACGTTACCTGTGCTAGCAATACTAAATTTTCCAGTTGGTATTAGCGTAATTTGACCACCATTAACAAATGTTGGAGGAGGTATAATATTAACTATTTGTACAGTGCCACTAACAAATGAAATTTGAGTAGTAGGTGAAATATTTGTAGCAGATGCAAGCGTTGGAGTAGCTGTTCCAACATCAGCTACTCCTACATAATCTAAAAATGCCAATCGACCTAAATCGCCATTAGTTGGTACTTGGTTTGGTTTATTTCCAATAAAACTACTCATTATTTCAACCCTTTAATAAATGTGTGTATATCTTTAAAACTATATTTTGTCATATTTAATTCCTTATTGAGTTGTAATCGATTGTATTTCTGCGTTAGTTAACTGTTTTGGATAATATGCAAATCTTGCAATTGTTTGCGCACCTGCGTTATTACCAATATTTAATCTAATCATACTACTTGTAATTATTGCAAGATTATCTGTTTCTGCTACAGTTCCATCATAGCTATATGCACATAAATTAGCTTTATATGATAACGCGTGTGTTACTACACTATTTACTGTTGAGGTTGTTAATCCAGTAAAATTAAACTGTGTAAGCGACGCAGAAGTCCCATATGCATCATATACTAACGAACCTGATCCATTTGAACTACACCGTAGCGACATTACCGATGATGTATTAATATTTGCAATAGTAGCAGCACCGTAATCATTTACTGTAGCTGAAATATCAATTGCAGTTGCACTATGCGACACAATTAATGTTCCTTCATCCGATCTATACCAGCTAGAAAAATTATTGCCATCAACATATGCATCATCTGAATTTCGTAACACTGCTAACGTAGTAGTTGGAATATAACTTGTTACAAATGCACCATCTTCTAACTGAGCACCCCACATAATAATAGAATCACCTGATGTTGCAATTTTTATTGCAACACGATTGTCAGATGTTGAATTAGTAAACGTGTATCGAGTTAATGTTGAAGTGATAGTAACTGGATACCAGTTAGTTCCATTATCCATTGTTATACTAATAATACCTGTTCCTGCTACACGTTGCAACCATACAGAGAATGTTCTATATACAGGCCCAGTTGTAACACTACCTGATATTGCTACAATTGCATTTGCAGCCAATGCAGCAAATTTAATTGCAGTAGTGCCATCTGGTGCAATTACACCAGAATCAAGTGTTCTATCAATACTAGTATCAGTCCACACTTTTGCTGCGCCAGTTGTTTCAAATGTTGCAGAAAATGTTAATTGATTAGTACGAGGTTCTTCAAGTAACAATCCGTTTGACACTCCAGTTACTGGGTCGTAATCAAATCTTGGTTGGCCTGCAACTGCAGTTTTTAAAATACCTTCTTCATTATAATAAGTTCCAATTGTATTACGAACAAACGTAATTCTTGGATCCAATGTTCTGCTATTTGCAAAATCAAATATTACAGACGGTCTAATCTTTGGTCTTGATACACTTGCTGTTAACCCTTCAGCTGATGAATTAAATGTACCGTTTGAAGTATCAAGCGAACTACCAGCAGCTAATTCCCAGGTTCCTGTAATTGTACCAGCAGTAGCAGTTGCACCAGTAGTAAGTGTAGTTGATTTTAATGTATTATTAGTTCCGGAAATATCTAATGTTCCGTAAACTGTTGTAATATTATTTGTATTTGCATCACCTACTGATGTTAAGAAATCAAAGTTACCAGGAGTTGTTAACACTAATTTAGTTGTTGCTGGCGTATTTAACGCAGTAGATACAGTATCAACAATTTTATATCCGTCAACTTTTAATTGTTTAGTATCAATTTCACCTAACGCCCCTGTTTGTACAATTTTTGAATTCTCACCAGTTGTAGTATACCCAATAACTGTATATGCACTAGCTTTACCTGACGTAATGGTAGATGCAACCATAACACCTACTGATGTAAATGATGCATTTTTAACACCATCGCCTGCAGTAACTATTGCTCCAGGAGTTAGTGTAGTTACTGCGCTATTTCCAGTCCCTGTTGTTAAGTTACCTAAAATTGTGCTATTTGGAATAAATTGCAACTTATCAATTGTAACACCTGTAGAGGTTGTAGTTGATGTGAGTAATTCAATCCATCCGTTTGTTGCTACAAATTGAGCACTATTAAAACTTGCTACACCTAAATCTACTTGAGCAATACCAGTTGCATTTGCTCTAGTTGATGCTGCAGATAACGATAGTTTACTCTGTGCAATTTGAGCAGTTGTACTAACCATGCTATTAACAATTTTACTAGATCCAATAGATGCTGTTAATATACCACCACTAAACGATAATGATACGTCACCATTTACAGTTTCATTTAGCCATTTGCTTGTAACAGTATCATAAATTAAAACTTGTGCAGATGATAACGCCGAAACTGTAATGTTTACATCGTCCATTTCTAAAATAGTATTGTTTGAATCAATTAAATCATCAACGTAACCTTTAGTAGCAGCATCAGTTGAAATTGCAGGAGTTAATACACCTGTTATACGATGTCCACCTAATGGTAAATCACCAATCATTGTTAACCCGCCATTTAATGGCATAAATCCTGGACCAATAAATGATGCAAACGGTAATGGAGAACCACCGTGATCTAACCCTAGTCGTTTATCAATATATCCACGTACTGCACTTTGCACTGGAACCGAGTCAGCGGCATTGTTAGTCATTGATGAATCTGATGAAAACTCGTTAACTACTACTCCTCGACTAAAACCAAATCCTTCAATATTTGATAACGAGATTTTAGCACTAAAAGTTACAGTACCAGTACCTTGGTCTACTGAGAAGAAACGTCCCACTCTAAATATACCATCTTGGTTAGTTGACACATAGAAACACCGTCCTACACCTTCGTCAAGTGTTTCATTTGAAATTTGACGACTTAATGCAGGTTCACCATAAATTGAATATGGAATGTTAGTTGTGCTGTAACCTCCAGTACCGATGTCGCAGAAATCATGTCCAGTAGCACGACATGTACTAATACGAGTTGTTACTTGAGCACCTACATTAATTGCATAACCAACTACTAATGTATATGATGAATTTGTATCAAATGGTTTACTAATACCTAGTGTACTACTTGTTCCAGCTGTATTAGCTTTAGAAATTGTTGTTGTCCCAGATCCATAAGTACCTGGATTAAACGGATAAAATACAGTAGCATGAGTTGTGTCCGCTGCAGAAATTACTTGAACAAAACCATTGTATAACGTGTTGCTGTTACCTAGTATTTGGTACCATGTGTCAACTGTTGGAGTTTCACTTAACGCTTGGCATGTAAATGCTACCGAATACCCAGCAACACTATTATACGTTACCTCAGTTGGTGCACCTGCTGCAGTTACATTTTTTGAAGTATTTGTTCCAAATGTTCCAGGATCACCTGAATATAATAACGACATTTGAGTTACTGTAATACCCGAAGATGATGTTGAGTCAATATAAACCGGAGTTGATAATACTACCGTTAATACTGCAGGAGTTCCTGTAAACACAGTACCCGGTGCAGGTGTAATAGTAACAGTTGGTTGTGTAGTATAACCGTACCCGCGTAATACAACTTTAACTTCGTTGATTGTACCATTAACTATTGTACACGTTGCAGTTGCTTGTTGAGTCGGCGACCCTCCCTCAATTGTTAACAACGGTGCAGCATCATACCCGCTACCACCTGTTGTTACATCAATTCTTAACACACTAGCAGCTAATGTTGCTCTAATAGGAGAGCCGTTTGGTGCCCAACATGACGGACTTACTACAATTTCATTAGTTGTTGGATTAACTGATTGTACAATTGACCCTGCACTATTCATACGTGCTGTTTTAGGTGTTTGAATTGCAATTTGTAATGAAGTACCATTAGTAAAAGTAGTTAACTGCGGACCGCCTGCTGATGCACTTAATGTAAATGTAGTACCTGCAGGAGTAGTTTTTACATAATACGTAACAGTTGAATCTAACCCATTAGTAGTTGAAGTTGATGTAATTGGATCATTTACTACTAATTGATGACTAATACTAGTCGTAAATAAATTTGATGCAATAGTTGTAATAGTAACCTGTGATGTTACAACCATACCTGCAACATAACCAGTAGTAGAACCAATAGTCAACGTAGTTTGATCAACTACGGCAGTTACACGATGTGAACCATTATATGCAGTATTTGAATTTCCTTCAACTGTGATAAAACTATCAACTTTTGGTAACAAATTATATTTGTTATAAGGAACATCAAAAGTTACAACTTTATTAACAACACTTCCAGTTTGTAATGTACTACTGTTAAACGACATTGCAGGAGCTGCAGTTCCGTCGGCACTATTATTAATAATAGCATTAGATGAAACTTCAATATATCCATTAGCATTAACACCAAATGAGAAAATACTACCTGCCGACGGAGACCCAGTACCACCGCTTACAACTACTTCAGTTAACGCACTTGTGCTATTATATGTAGAACTTACTACAGTACCTATAAATTCAATAACACTAGTACCTGCATTTTTACCAATAATTAACGATCCATCTTCAATAGTGCCTGCACTTCCTGAAACAGTTAATGTCGTTGACACATAACCAACAAATGTTCTAATTGCTGCAAATGTTGGAGATACATAACGTAAAACACGGTGTAATCGTCCGTTCCATGCAGTTATATAAGTACCTTTATTAATTTGGTTAATTACTGCTAATTGTGATATTTGAGATATTGCAATTTTAGTATCACCAATTTTTGAACCTTGTGTAACAAATGAAAAGCTAATAGATTGAGTTGGTGTACTAGTTGGTGTTGCACTTAACGTAAGCGTTAGTGTTCCTGAACCAGAAACAGTTAATACAGTTTGTCCAGCAAACCCGATACCTGTAATAGTATGTCCGGGTAAAATTGTTCCAACTACATTGTTAACTGTAATTGTAGTACTTGATGTACTACCGGACACGATTGTTGCAGTTATACTAGAATTTGGATCACCGTTAATAATATTAATTGGATCAACATAGAAACTATAATATGCAAATGAATTATCACTTTGTAAAATTGCAATATTATTACCTAATAAGTCACCTGTAGATTCTGTTAAGTTATATGCAATGATACGATATACATCATTTAAATTATCATTATATTGTAACGCAGTTGATGGTCTTGTTGGTTTAACGTTATCAACATTAATAAACTTCATATTTTTCATTGAACGAATCGTTACTACTTGCCCATGGTATAACTCTTTTGCTAAACCAGAAGTTGTAGTATTTGATTCACCCGATGAGCTTAAATTTAACTTAAGAACAATTTGGTTTGAAACTTGAATAGTTGTATACTCAACTGATGTGATTGAGTACTTAGTAATAATACCACCGTTAACTGTATGGTCAATTTCTAAATTTGCACCATTAGTTGGGATATAATCATAACCAATGATCCATAGTGCAATTGCGGGAGAAGTGGCAGTTGGTGTCATTTCTGTACTAACTAGCCCTTGTTTATAAACCCGTGCAGTTTGAATCATATGATTCGCTAAGTTAGTACTGTCTGGTAACTCAGTTACGTCATAACCCGACGCCCTCATACCGTAATTACCAAACGTGTTAGAACAACCAACACCTCTAACGTTACTACCGTTATTAGCCCATAACCCTGTGTGCGCATAATATGTAAATGTACATACCTGTTCAGTAAACGCACCATTTGTTGCAATAACACCATATGCTAAGTCGTTAAGCATAGCAAAGTCGTTACCTAACATCGAACGGTTACCGCCTGTTTCTAAATTAACTCTTAAGTTAGCACCGTTATTTAAGAAAGTTGTTACGGTTGTTGCAACAGTTGTCATTGCAGCAGTCATTGTGTTATATGCAGTAGTATTTGCAC